CAACTGGTTCTGATAAAACTATTACACTACCAAATGCGACAGGCACTATTCTGTTAGCTGATGGAGATGGCTCTAGCCTTACCAATGTAAATGCAACAACCCTAGATAGCATTGACAGCTTACAGTTTCTACGCAGTGATACGGCAGATGTTAAAACATCTGGTAACTTGACATTTTTGGATAATGTTAAGGCGGTGTTTGGTGCTGGTAGTGATTTAGAGATATATCACGATGGGTCTAACTCTCGAATAACACAAAACGGCACAGGCAGTCTTTATATATCAACAAATAATGACACAATATTTTATGCGGATGGCTATGCCAAATTAATTGTCAATGACACCAGTTCTGGTGGTGTTAAACTATACTATGGAAATGGAACGCTTACTGCACAAACAACAAGCGAAGGTCTTGACGTTGAAACTGGCATTTTAAATTTAAAAAACACAGGCTCACAGTCAGAAGTTCGACTATACTGCGAAAGTTCAAACGCACACTACGCTAGTATTAAAGCCCCTGCTCATGCTGATTTTAGTGGTAATATAACGCTTACACTTCCTGCAACAACTGGCACAGTTTTGAGTACAGCTAACGCAGATGTAGCAACAACCACGACTAGTTCTAGTGATGCTGACCATGTTTTGATTGACGATGGCGGTGTACTTAAAAAGATAACACCTAGTAACTTAGGTATTGGCGGCGGTGGTGGAAGCTCTACTCTTGGCGGTTTGTCAGATGTAACTATTACTTCGGTTCAGAACAACGACTTACTGAAGTACAACAGTACGGCTGGCGAGTGGCAAAATACCAACTTAGGTATATCTATCGCACCCACAATTACAATGACCAGTACGTTGGCTGGCGTTGTAACAGCAAGTCTAGCACCATCTTCAGGAACATATGACCAACCTAGTTTTTTTGCAGAGGTGCGTAATTCGAGTAACACTACAACTATTGTTAGCAATGATAACATAACAAAGTCAGGTACTAATTTATCTTTTACTTTAAGCACAGTAGGCAGTTTTATTTTAAGAGTAAAAACACAAGACTTTGGAGATTTAGAGAGTGAGTTTACAAACCAGAGTTTTACAACTACTGCCCATCCTGCCGCTAGGTATTTAAGGTTATCTGGAAGTGGTGGTAGTTCTTACACATATGTCAGGGATTTGCGTTTTTTCACAAATGGTGGACAAGCCGGAACAGAGTATCCAACCTCTAATATGACATCAAACACAGCACCCTCTCCTTTTGTAGCCACCTCATCTGGTGCTTACACAAGTAACACAAGCTATCAGGAGTGGAAGGCATTTGATAACTCTCCAACTTCGTCAGGATGGTGGAATCTTTTTGTAAGTAGCACTTACTCAGCTTGGTTTTTGCAGTTAGATATTGGCACTGCCGTTTCTATCAATTCAGCAAGTTGTAATATCAACCCAAGTTATTTCGGCGGTTCTGGTGGTCAAACACTTACAGTTTCAACAAGTAACGCTAGTGATTTTAGCTCTGGAGTAAATACGATTGGCTCAATCGCAATAACTACTGGCGGCACTTTCACTTTTAATTAATGGAGTAGATTATGAGTTTAAAATCAGATTGTGAGGCATCTGTATTGGAATATGCACCACTGCACAAACAGCTAAATGCACATATGTTTGACGAATACAAAGAATACATTTCTGTCGTAATCACGCTTCATCGAGATGAGTACGAAGTTCAAAAAGCAAATGGTGACAGCACTTTTGTTTTATCTGAAGGCGCAAAACAAATCTTAAAAGAACAAAATCCTTTTTAAAAAGAAGATTAAATGGACACACAAGCACACTCCAAAACTGGTCACCAACAACTAACATGAATTTGTTTGGTGGTTTTAGAAATGGTCAGGCGAGCGAACTGATTATGAGAATTAACGACCCTAATTGGGGTACAAAATATACTAATTCTGGTTTTACGCCACCTATTTCAGCATTGATATAAGAGGATAAAATGCAAATAGACCCCATGCTTTTTTGGAATATTGTTTTAACAGTTGTGTTTGCTCCTATTTTCTGGGCCTTCAGACAGATGTTTGTTGAGGTAAAGCGCTTGCAGATATTGCTCAATAGAACACGCGAAGAGTACGCGACTAAGCAAGACGTAAAAGATGATATGCGACAAGTGATGGATGCTTTGCATCGCGTTGAAGATAAGATTGACAAAGTACTAAGCAGATAATGGTAGACCCAATTTCAGCAATGGCGATAGCTGGGAGTGCTTTTAACGCACTTAAAAAAGGTGTGTCGATTGGTCGTGACATTGAAAGCATGGGCAAAGACCTCTCTCGATGGATGTCTGCTGTATCTGATGTAGATAGAGCGCATCATGAGGCAAAAAACCCACCCATATTTAAGAAGCTATTTTCTGGCGCATCTGTTGAACAAGAGGCAATAGAATTATTTACACAGAAGAAACAGCTAGAATCCCAGCGTGACGACCTCAGAAGATTAGTGAGTTCTATGTGTGGCCCATCTGCTTGGCAAGAACTTATTCGTATGGAAAAAGATATCAGGAAACAGCGTAAAGAAACTTTGTATAAACAGCGTGAGGCCCGCCAACATTTCATGGAATTTGTTGCTATAACGTTCCTCTTTTTTGCTGTATGCGGGTTTGCTATTTTATTACTTTATCTTTTTGTGAATAAATAATTATGAAAATATTGAGATACGTTCCACACAGTCAGGTCAAGCGGTATTTGTCCAAGGGCTATAAGGTAGTTTCAGCTTTTGAACAGACGCCGCACCACTCCAAACACGCTGTAATTATGGAGCAAAAAAAAAGTGGAAAGTGAATACACATACTACACATCCATCGAAGTTACTGACGAAAGAACTGAAGTGGTTCTGCGGGTATATGGTTTCAAGGATATGGAAGATGCGGAGGATATTGCAGAGATGATACACAATATATTAGCTGAAGAAAATGTCATGGTGCACTAATGTTTGGTGTTCTAAAAACCATACTTGGTAGTAAGGGTGTTGTTGAAAGTGGCATGGCACTTATAGACAAGATGCATACCTCAAAAGAAGAAGAGGTGGCAGTCAAATCACAAAGCCGTGTAGCATTATTACAGGCTTACCAGCCATTCAAACTTTGTCAGAGATACATTGCTCTCATGTTCACCTTTGTTTTTCTAACCAGCTACGTATTGGTATTAGCTATGACAATAAGCGGTTACGGTGATGCACAAGCAGTAACAGCCGTCATGGAACAATTCTCTATAAACTATGCCCAACTAATCATCTTGTCATTCTATTTTGCGGGTGGCGCGGTAGAGGGATTTTTAAATAACAGGAAAGGAAAGTAAAATGTCAAAGCCTGGACTTTACGCCAATATAAATGCCCGGCGCCGCAAAGGTATATCACGACCGAAGAGCAAAAGCACAATCTCTGACGAGGCTTATGCAAATATGAAACGTGGATTTAAGAAAAAGAAAAAATGACCTTACGAGATTTTGATGATTTCATAGAAGATGTTGCCGAGGTCCTCAAAGTTGAGGAGGGCCAGATTAAAAAAGACGGCAAGCACGTTTTATATAAGGACCATCTAGGTTTCGAAACGATAGGCTATGGCCGTCTACTTAGTAAAGCTAAGGCCGGTGCTGGGCTTACTGATGAAGAGGCAGACTATCTCCTGGATACTGATATCCTCAATATGGTAGACGAACTCGACAAGAATTTACCCTGGTGGCGCGAGCTTCCATATGACCCGCGCAAAGCGCTGTTGTTGATGTCTTTTCAATTGGGTATGCCTACCCTTCGCAAGTTCAAAAAAATGTTATCTGCCTTACAAGAAAAAGATTTTACTGCCGCCGCATCTAATGCATTAGATAGCCGGTGGGCACGACAGACAAGTGCTAGGGCTGAACGTGTTGCAAATCTTTTGCGAAATACTAATTCAAGTTTTTGATAGATTTTTTACAAATAGGCCGGTCAGGTGAATTACTTACGGCGTATTTTTTGGAAAGTTTTGGGGTTCAAACTGCATTAGTGCATATGGGCTGTACAGATATTTTAGCTATCCATAAAAATTATTACGTTAGGATTCAAGTTAAAAGTCGTGAACAAGCTTGCCATAACCGGTATGATTTTTTTATAGCTAAGGGTGGTAAAAAAGTAAGACTATCCATTATGGACTGTGACATACTAGCATTAGTTGGGTTGCCGCATCGCCAAGTTTATTTCATGCACATATTAGATATGACTGACGCCAAACATAAACGAATTAATTGCGCTAGGTTTTCAGACGATGACTTGGCGCGGTCCACTTGGGACCGCGCTCTGAATAAATTAGAGAATTGTAATGCCTCGATGGGCTCCAGGGATGCGCTTGATATAGCCCTTCGTTTCAAGAACGTCATAGTACCGCCAAATGTTGTGGGTACTAGTTAAATCTAAATCACTTAGTGCCTGTCGTATCGTCGGCATATATTCATGCTCACGATAGTATCGCTTGAGATAATCAAGAAACGTTTTCTGTTTTGGCGTCAACGATTGTCTCATTTTCCTCCCCTCCTGTTTCTGACTTCAATTTTTCTACAATACTTTTCGGGTCACGCCCGGTTGCCATCGCAGATTTCGTTTCGATAGCTTGTCTGTAGGATGGTTGCACCATCTCTTCACCGAAATCCTCAGCCTCTTCTAACGTAATCATTCCATTCAGCACGTCCGGGAATGCATCCCTAAGAGCAAACCCCCTCGCCCGCATCTGTAACATTCTCTGCGGGTATTGTTTCCAGGGCCCTCTTCCTGTTAGACCGGCGCGGAGTGCGTCAGACCATTTAAATGTACGCTCGATAATCTCGACGCCGTCCTCTTGCTGTCTACGCACTCGGCAATGAGCTATCTTATCGCTATCAGCCTCTTCGATTGTTTCCTCAATCTCAAGACAGCGTTTGTCATTTCGCACTAATGCTATCAGCGCATCACCCCAGATTGTAGGTTTGCCATTAATGATAGATATTGATTGCATCGATTGCCAAACACCTAGACCTAATGTTAGGCCGGCCTGTAGTGCTACAAATACATTAGCGGCGTTATTCTGGTATTCTTTTGGGATGACAGTTGCAGTCGCTAACATTTGCGATAGCTCCATTGCCTCTGTCAAATTTCTTGGTTTAATAAGTTCCATTACTTTACTCCAAAGATTGATGGATAGTTTTCTCTTTTACCGAAAGTGAGCTCAGACTTAGTCAGTAAACGGTTGGACTTATATGCAAGCCAGGTTCGCGTGAGAAAATTGTTGTAATCATTTTGCGTAAAATTAAAGAGCGGGTCAGAGCGACGCTGATTATAGATTTTCAACATATACGGCACCGCTGAACGCTGACTTTTGCCTACGCCCTTTGCTAAATCATCGAGAAATTTAGATACTGTAAACTCCTCGCCTAATCTGTCAGACACCAAGTAATAAAGCGCACTTGTGTAGCTCCTCGGAAAATTTATACTGGCAAAGACCGGGGCACTTGCACGTAATGCTCTCGCAAATAAATCTTTATTTAAACCAAGGTAAATATCTTTTACGTATTCATTGCTAGCAACAACCATACCGCCGCCTCTTTGCCCGGTCTCTAACATCTTCATGGTTTTTATTGTGAGTGCGGCTAGCTTGCTGTTAGGTACTCCCATGATGTACAGAACATCTTGAGCACTTCGTTTTGTACCGGTGTCCATTACGTGGAAACTGTCAGGATTGACGCCGAAACAAACATGAGTAGTAAAAGGTCTATTCGCTTCTACACATGATTGTAATCTGTGTTGTCCATCTTTGAGTTGCCCATCTGTGCCAAACTTCAGCGGGTCAGCGGTGTTCAACCATTTATCATTTCGCATATCTTTCGTATACTGAACAATCGCTGTACGTTTCATAGTACGATTACCCTTGTTTCGATTATACAAAATATAGTCTGCAAGTTTTGGCGTTATGGACATAACAATACTACCTACCGGCGGTTGTTCTATCTTTTGTATCAATTCATCGATTGATAATTTTGTTTTTGGTGTATGCCCAAATTGTTTCTCTAAAATTTTTGTATTAAATCTTCCCATCTTAAACCTCCTTAATTGAAAATACGCGATATTCTGTTTCTGGCTTCGCCGGCTCAAACCGTTCAGCCTTTGCTTTACGTTTTCGGATGGGCCATTCAATTTTATAGCCGTCTAGGGTTGCGTACTGAGCGCCCTTAACATCCATAATGTTTTCTATTGTTTCCTGGATTTGCTCTTTTGTGCTAGTCCAACTAGCTATCTCTGCTTTAGCTTTATTGTAGTCTAGGATTAGCTGTCGGAGCTCAGGGGCGGCCTCGTCCTGGTCCAGGTTGAAACTATCCGGTTTCTCTTCAGGCACATCTATAAACGGCTTATCGTTATCAACGTGCCACCAAAACTCGCGGACCTTCTGTAAAATTATACCGCACAATTCTTCGTCGCGTTTGTACGGCCAGATAGTTACGTTTTGTTTAGGCCCGAACTTAGCAATCACACCCCAATCGAACCCGGCACACATCATTTGCTGATGTAGTTGTAATACCTGGTCATCTCGCGGCGGCCCATCATCATTGTTATCTGTTTTAATCTCAAAGGCGCCCCAGCCGGTTACCTCAACATATTCGCCGAATGGGCTCCATATATTCAGAGAACCCCCATCGACAAACAACAATGCGTCGAGCGTGGCGGCCATTCTTTCTTCCGGAATGCGATGAGCATCGTCTGGAACAGATACATTTATGCCGACATGGTCCTCTGCCATAGCAGTAAGGTCATCCCAGGCCCAATCAATGATGGAGCTTTCTAGATAATGCCCGCGCCTAAAGTGTACCGGTGTTGGTCCAACTTCTAAATCTACAATACCAGCCTTTGCACGTAGAACTATCTGTCTGATATCTTCGCGAGTATTGCCAAATTTATCTCGACCAAGGACTATTACCCCGGCCTTTGATGCCCCTACTTCTTTAGCATCATTGCTTTTTTTAATGGATGATTTCTGCATCTTAATTGAACTCAACAAATTGAGCTTGATAACAGCTTTCCATTGCAAAACAACTTACCCAGAAAAACGAATAGACAAGTGTTATAATAATTAATGCGGCAATAAAATTATATAGAATTATAAATACTGACCTGGTCAGTCTGATTGGTTGGGTCAGTTCATGCTGATGAGATTGCCAATGACCAGTCGTACTATATATTATGCGACATAATAGTTTATTATTCATTTTATTCAATCCTCTATTAGTTATACAAATCTTAAAGGGCCCGAACAAAAACACTACCTTGAGTTGTTAAAGGTACCCGGGGGGTCAACCTCTGGTTCGCGGTTCGCTTTAGCTTTGAGATACTGACTACAACTTGTAGTCTCACTCTGTGCGAGGTTCGCTCTCTGCTCTTGTTCAAGTCCAGACTGTTTCTGTATCGCATCCAAACTTTTGGCTAAACGGCGAAATGCTATCGCCGCATCGCGTATGTTCTGGATGCTTAGTAAGGGAACCGTCACTCGGCAAGACGGCCGCAGTCCCCTATACATTAAATACTGTTGGTCGTTCATAATTTGACGGGCTCGTTTATGGGCTGTAACTCTACTCTTAAAGTTCTTATCCCAGGTTTCTACTTGCCACCTATTTAAATTATTTTCTTCCAACGTTGCCTCCTTGTACTATCTATATTGTCAGCTTGTTGCTCTATGTCAAATCGCTCAAAGGTATTTTTGTAAATACTGATTACAAATATTGTCTTTAACGAATTCAGCATTTCGACTATGCCAAACTCTGAAAAATTGCCCA